TGACGTAAGAACTCCATCGCTTGTTGTATGCGACTATCCTGATCTGTATCGATTTCAGCCATAATTTGCCCTCATTGTAAATGCCATTTTAACCCATCCATGAGCCATGCTCAATATAAACCTTCTTTGGTTTATTCTTTTTAGGCTCGTTTACCATTAATCCAAGCATCCTAAATGCATCTGCACCATGTGAATATTGGTCGTGCAATGGTTTCTGACTCCATGAGCCATCTTCTGCCACATCGTATTTGTAATGACGCAAGCATTGTAAACCTTCATCGCAGTTTTCTCTGTCAAAGTAACAGCGTGAAAATATCGTTCTTGCAGCGTTAATGCTGTCTACAACAGGCACTCTATCTAGTATCTGTACCTTATGCCCTGCACTACGCACAATCTCTTCTATGCTTCTACCTGTGCCTAAGTTCTTTGCTGCTGCATCGTGTGGCAACCATAACGTGTCATAGAAATAACCAAACTTCTGCATCTCCGCAAGATACCATGAAATAGTTTGCTGATTGGCTTGCATATAACGTATTAAACGTATCTCCATACCAATGAACTGCACAAACCATATAGCTGTATGGTCTGCCCATCCTAAGTCAAATACCGCATGAACTGGTTTAATTGGGTCGTATGGCACACGAGTAATCTGATTGTTAAGCTCTGCTAACTGCATTTCTTTCGCAAAGATAGCACCGTCTACCGTTACTCTGCATAATCCTTCCCAAACTGTATTGTAGGCTTCAGGATCACGCATCTTGAGTGCTTCACGTTCTAAGTTGAGCGTTTCAGGAAACCAAGGATTGTCTGACCAATTAATCTTTTGCACTAATGCACCTACTGGCGGACTAACAACAAACCTTTGGAATGTTTCATCTGATTCTAGCTCTGGGTTGAACGTAACCCATATCTCAGAACCTTCTTTACGAATCGTTGGTATAAGAATATTCCATGATGTACGACTAGTTGTCTGAGCTTCCTCAACCCAACAGATGTCTACACCTTCATAAGACTTAACATTGGCAATATTGTTTTTAAGTCCTACAAACGAGAACTCACTACCATTTTTGCCACGAATAGAGTTCTGCGTAACCTCATAGAATGATTCAAGACCTAATGCGTAGATTTGGTCGCTGAGTAACTTATGTACTGAATCTTTGATGGAAGTTTGAAACTCTCTAGCGCAGAGTATTCTGAGCGTTGATTTGCAGCTAAGTATAAGCAAAGCACGAGCAACGCCCCAACTTTTAGCACCACCCCTACCGCCATATAATACTTTGTATCGTGCTTTATCAAAAAGGATGGATAGTTTCTCAGGAAACTCAGCCTTTGCAATAGCACCCTGTACGACATCATTCATTAGGCTTTACAAATGTAACTTGAATACTTGTCAATGGCTCACCGTCTGCGCCAGTAATCTCAGTAGACTGTACTGCTTTGCCATCAACTCTATCAATGACTTCTTTCGCAGCTGCAATACTACCTTCCATCGCATCTTCAATTAGCTTCTCAACAATCTTCTCTAGCTTGTGTGGGTTCTGCACCAAATGACGTTTGAGCTGGTCAGCAAAGAGCTTGTTCTTGGTAGCATTCTTGTTACCCTTCATGCCCTCTGCTATCTTTGTAGCACGATCTAATTCAGATTCCATGTTATTGATTAACAAAACTTTATTGTTGTTTTTCTGCAACAGGTGCATCAGTAGACTGTTGTATTTCTGCAACAGGTGTCTGAGCATCAATCTGTGACTGTGTGTGGTTCTTAATAAAGTCTACAAGTCCTCTTGAGAACTTATGTGGTACTTCATCAAGAAACTTTAACATTTCATTAATCTGGTCAATGTGAAATTCAATCTTCATTTCTTTTTATCCTTTTTTTGTGCTGCTCGTTGTACGTTTAGTGCTATCGCTACTGCTTGCTTTTGTGGTTTCCCAGCCTGTACTTCTTTTTGTATATTTTCTTTTACTGCTTTCTGTGACTTGCTTTTTATCAATGGCATCTTGTAACTCCTTTGGAACTTCAACAATAAAATGGTAATCAACCTCTATTCTGTCTACTTTAAGATCAGACATCTGAGTCTTATACCAACCAAAATGATTCATCATCTTTTCAAACAAACTTCTTTCATCGAGTAATTCAATATTCATTAGCAGTTCCAGTTCTTTAATGATGCTTTAGCTCTTGGAGCATCGCCTTTGGCGTGTTTAACTACACCTTCCATCCTTGCACAAAATGATTTCTTACGACCTTCTTCTTTTTCTGTCTTGGGATGTGGTGCTGGTGCTTTTAAGTTACTACCGTTCTTCGCATTGTATTCAGCACGACCTTTTGCAGTCATTCCTGCACCCTTTTCTGTAGGGTTATACGTCTTTCCTTTACCAGTAGTCTTATGCTCAATCGGTTTATCGTGTTTTTTAGTAGCCATTATTTCTTCGCAGTCTTAGCAGATTGTTTAAATGCTTCAGCAGTAGGTGCGCCCTTAGTGCCAGGCTTACGCATCTTCTCGACTGGTTTACCTTCTGCTTTTTCTTTCTTGATCCGCTCTTGTTTAGCGTGAATATTGGCATATAAGCCAGGTTTAGTTGCCATTATGCGATTTCTCCTATTGTTTCTACAATTATTGAAGGATTTTTTGCTCTTTTAATTCTATTTCGTAAATTAGTTTTTTTTGTTGTTAAAATATTTTTTTCGTTTAGAAGCATTTCTAAATTACGCAAAACTTTTTGTTTAGTTTCCATTGCTTCATCAATTTTATTTTTTAAAACAATTAAACGATAAGAGACTATTTCTAAATCATCTTGTAATTCTTCAATATCATCTCTCATGCTATCTCCTGTTCAAAACATACATCTTGCCACGACATAATTAAATAACGCTCGTTATCTTCAAAATACTCTTGATACTTTAAATATTCATCATTGCCCATGTGTCCAAAACGAATAAAGCTGCCAACACTTATTGGCATAGGTTCACGTTTACCGTTTATTAGTTTCTTACCAGGGCCTACAGCCATTACCGTACCCATGTTATCTTTTTCATCCATTATAACTTCAATAAGGGTTGATTTAACACGAGGAATTGGTTTTACAACAATTTTATCGTTAAGTGGTTTAAGCATTTTTGCGTGGCCTTCCAATCTTGGGTTTGATTGCGCCAACTTCTTCCATGATTGTTGTGCGAGTGATTTCTTCAACAATCTGATCCATAGCTAGTTTGCTTGGATTCTGTGAATACTCGCCACAATATTCTGTGGAATGTCTATTTTGATATGTAGGATACCGTCTACACGTTCCCATTACTTCATTAGGATTTGTAAAATGTATACAAGAATTACACGTTTTATTAAAATTACTATCAGCCATTTAGAACTATCTTTCTAATTAGGTCAGAGAAGCCTAGTTACGAGCTAGGCTTTTCGTTTATTACATTGCGTCTTGAGCGTGTTCTGCACGTTTGTGTTCGTAAACAACCTTTTCAGAGCTTCCACCCTTCATTTCGCCACATTGACCGTCATACTTGCCCATGTGGGAAGCATCACGACTACCAATACCGTCAGCTTTGCCCATTGCAACGCCACCAACTAATTTAGCTTTACGCTCACCAGTTGTGTCGCTAGATGTAGCACCTGCTGGAGCTTTAGCACCAGTAACTGAAGGAACGCCTTTAGTTGAGTTAGGCCCTTTTTCTAAACCCTTCTTTTCGCCAGTCATATCAGATGATTTAACACCTTTTGGCTCTTTTTCCATACCGTAGTAACCCATATCTTTTCCTTTGCAAAGAAATCTCACCATTGAGATACTTCATTTTACTATAAATTTATTGCAAATCAAGTAATTTAATTAAACGAACTGCGCCACCAATATCATCTATTCGATTTACCGCAGAGCCTTTCCATTCACTCATAAACTTAAGCTGTGCCTCAGTAAACTTTTTATTTGCGCCTGATTTAATTTCTACAAGCACAGTATGCCCATTGTATCCAACAACAATATCTGGAAATCCTCGACCTATACCAGATGCGTCAAACACAGTTGCACCTAATTCTCTAAAAGTCTTTACAATTTCAGTATGGTTTAAATCAACTTTTTTTGCGTATGTCATTGTATTTTCATTAAAATGTGTTATAAATTTACCAACATAAGGGGAATATGATGAGCGCACCAATAGTATCTGAAGAAGAATTTATAAGATTATGGAACACGTTACGTTCTGCAACTGAAGTTTCTAAAGCTCTTAATTGTGATCTTCGTGGAGTACATCGGCGCAGAAAAAAAATAGAAGAAAACAATAGTATCATACTCCCTTCTGATTCCCAATTGGGTTTAAAAAATAGACAATATTCACAAGAACAATTACAACGAGTATTAGAACAAACACGTCACAATGTAAGACGTGGTATCAACATTGATTCAGGTCGTGTGCTGGTTTTTAGCGATGCACATTTTTACCCAGATGATGAAACAACTGCCTATCGAGCTTTATTAGAATGTATTAAAGAATTTCAGCCTGAAGTCATTATTTGTAATGGTGATGCGTTTGATGGCACAACCAATAGCCGTCACGCAAGAATTAACTGGTCAGACGCACCAACTGTTGTAGAAGAATTACAAGCCGTACAACATTATTTAGGTGAAATAGAAGCTACATCTAAGTTTCACGACAATTTAATTTGGACTTTAGGTAATCATGACGCTCGCTTCGAGACGTTCTTATCAAGCCAAGTGCCACAATACCAAAACATTAAAGGTTTTAGTTTAAAAGACCATTTTCCTATGTGGAAATCTTGCTGGTCGTACTGGGTAAATGATGAAACGGTAATCAAACACCGTCATAAAGGTGGGCAATACGCAGGTTATAACAATATTAAAGCTGCAATGGGATGTCACGTTGTTACAGGCCATACGCACGTTTTAGCAGTACAACCTATTACTGGATATAAACAAACCTATTATGGTGTACAAACAGGTATGTTGGCTTATCCAAAAGGTAATCAATTTATTGATTATACAGAGGATAATCCTGTTGATTGGAGATCAGGTTTTGCTTTATTAACTTTCCATAAAGGTAAATTATTAATGCCTGAACTTATACAAGTTTATGATGAAATAGAAGGTGAAGTGCAATTTCGTGGCAAGGTTTATGGTGTATGACACCATCTAGTCAAACATTAGAGGCTATGTATCTGATGTTATGTCAGATGAAACCTTTTAAACATTGGGATATGCCCAATACCGCAGAAATTAATTTTGTAGTTACCGATGAAGAAGATGCCTACGGTACTTATGTATATGACGATGATATACACATTATTACAATATCAAAAGCTAAGTGTAGCCACTTTGAAACGATACTTAAAACATTAGCTCACGAAATGATACACATGAAAAGGTATCGCACTAAAGCCTGGGATCAACACGATGCAGTCTTTAGACGTTACGCTAAAGCAATAGCTGATGAATTTGGATTTGATCCCCTTGAGTTGTAAAAAAACCTAGTCAGCTCTCGCAAAGCAAACTAGGTCTACATCTTTGATACTTTTAGTCAGCTCTGCAAAGCCCACTAGGTCTATCTACTTCAAGGAAGTTTTATTATATTAAAAATTTTATAATCTTGCAAATTAATTTTAACAATATTAAATTTACAAGTTTAATAGTTCCATCGTCTGAAGTAGTAAGGTTTGCTCGTCAATTCCGTAGCAAGATTCAAATCCTTTTCTGCCAAGTCCGTGAACGCCAGTATTGCCTCTGTGATGTTCGGTGCAGAGTCCAATAACTTCCGCATTTTCTCTTTTCCCACCAAATCTTCTAATGTGGTGGATTTCACACGGTGTCTCTCCATATCCAAGATGACGACAGAGCGAGCATCCCAATCTTGCAATTTTTCCATATAATTCTTTTTCTGCTTTTCTCATCTTGTCATTTTTTCAATCGCACGATTTGTTGCTTGTTCAGTACGATAAACGTCAAGTTTAGTTTTAGCCAATTCAATTTTTAATTTTAATGATGTGTATTTAGTCTGCGCTCGTTCTATTTGTTTACATAGTTCTATGTATTCATCAGAACTTAACGCATCCATTTCTTTGCCACCTAATGATGGTTGTATGCTTTCTTTCATTTTAAGAGCTTTAAGGGCTGGTTTAAACGATTCTAAGCCAGTCAAATAACCATCTGCTTCAGCATACTCATCAATTAATGCTTCAAATATATTTAATTCGTCAATAGGATTTATCATTGTGCCTCGATCCATAATCCAAGATTAGCCAACGCATAAGCTATAAAAGTTATGCCCATTCCATATTGATTCTTTAAAAAAAAAGAAATTCCAATATAAACGTATATTAAACCTACCAATATTATTAAATAATTACTCATATCAGTTCCAATCCTTGCTGAGCCACACGTTCATTTTGTAAAGTCTCATATTCTTTATTTAATTCGCAACCGATCCATTTACGACCTAATTGTTGAGCAACTTGACCTGTTGTGCCACTACCAAAAAATGGGTCAAGAACAATATCACCTACACGACTGCCTGCCAAAATACAAGGTTCAATTAAATCTGTTGGAAATACTGCAAAATGCGAACCTGAATATGGTTTAGTAGTAACTGTCCATACATCACGTTTGTTACGCATTTCTTCAATATGAACAAATGATTCTTAACCACCACTTGTGTTGTTGTCGGTTCTTTTGCCTTCATAGGCAATACGACCTTCACCTGCACGTTTATCTTTTTTAACAGCTATATGATTCATTCCTGAATCTCGTCTTGAATCACCACGACTTGCTCTATCATCTGCACCATAAATTGCTGGTTCTTGTATAGCTTTATAATCAAAATAATATTGTGGATTTTTACTTAAAAGAAATATGTATTCATGTGACTTTGTGCAACGGTCTTTAACTGATTCAGGCATGGGGTTAGGTTTGTGCCAAATAATATCCTGACGTAAATACCATCCAAAATCTTGTAATGCAAAGGCTAATCGCCAAGGCATACCCATTAAATCTTTTTCTTTATATTCATTTAATTTGTTACCACGTCTAGCACAAGTCTGTGGTAAGTCTTGATTAGTATTTGAAACAGTTTGTTTGTTTAATGCTTGTCCTTTGCCTGGTCTGTAATTGTAATAACTATCACCAAGATTAACCCATAAAGATCCATCGTCTGCTAATACATCCCATACACAAGCAAACACTTCTACAAGATTATTTATAAATTCCTGTGGAGTTTCTTCTAAACCAATTTGCAAATCTTTGCGAATAGCACCGCATTTAGGACATACCGTTTTATATATTGCATCACCAACTGTTAAGTCTTTATTAGCATGACCTGTAATAGTTTTATCTGAATGTTTACTATCTCGTTTATGAGAACAATTTTCATCTCCACCAATCCAAGTACCTGTGCCATAATCTCTTAAACCGTAATATGGTGGACTTGTTACACAAGTTTGCACTTTAATACCTTCTAACTTCAATTGTCGCAACGAATCACGACAATCACCCCAATATACTTTATTCATCTTTTTTCCCCTTTAAGATGTTGAACTGTTTTACTATCTCTGCCTCTAATTCTTGTCTTGCAACTATACCACGATGTTTCTCAACTAAATCTAAATATTTTCTTCTTTGTTGTAAAGATGTTTTTAATGTTGATGTTGCTTCACAAATCCTACGCCATTCTTCTGAATAAGTGTAATCTATTCGGCTAGGGTTTGTAGATGTTGAAG